CATAGCGCACAACCCGCGTTACCGCGTATTATCCAACCGCCTTGCAAAGGGCTTAGGTCTGTGGCTAATCCAACCGCTAGGCGGTGGCTAGAAACTTTATTATTACTGGCATTTGATTAGGTCGCCATACCTGCACTATGCAGGCCGACAAGTCCAACCGGTCTAACCATGCTTCCTGTTGTTTGCTTAAACGTCCTATGTCGGTTTTAAGTTCTGCGAAAACTAGCACACCTTTTGGGCTGACTAACACCAAATCGGGGAAACCGCTATTACCTTGTATGTGTGTTGCCCATTGGCCGCGCTTATTCATTGCCGGTAGGTCATGGTGTACAAACCAACCGTAACGCGTAGCGATATCTATAACGCTATTTTTAAATGCGGCTTCGTTCATTGCTTACGCTGCCACAAAATAACTAACAACGTGCCCCAAACGCCAAGCACAATGCCAACAACATTAAACATGGCGTACGTCATTTGTCGTAGCGCTTATGAATTGTCGTTTCCCATATGTCGTCTGCCATATGACCTGCTGCCCAACGTAAATGTTGCTCTACTTTGTCTTTACCAATAAAGTCGGCGTGTGCTGTTTTCATTTCTTCAATTAAGCGCAATATGCGGGTAAGGGTAAGCACCTTTTCGTCTAGGTTCATTAGTCGGCCTTACTGCTAGGTAATTGTTTTAGCGCGTCAATCATTTGCGTAGCCTGTTCAGGGCTTAACGTCTCTAACGTCACCGCGTCACTATTTAGCGTTGCTGCTATGTAATCGTGAAGCGCGGCTTCGTCAAACCCCGCGCCTTTGGCTAATGACTTAATGAAATACACCTGTTTTTGGCTTGCGCCTTTGCTATGTGTGTTGGTTGGCTGTTCGCGCCGGATAGGTGCTATTTGTGCGTCCGTGCTTTTACCTGTTTGCCGGGCCTCTATTTCGTTACGTGAAGCAATGCTTTTGCTAATGCCAAAACCCATATAACCAAGGGCACGGCCTAACGCGCTTGTCATACCTACCATGAATTCGCTGTTTTTTGTGTATGGCGTTTTGCCGGGGTAAGGTTCGGCTGCGGTGGCAATGCTTGGGATTAGGTCGGCAGCGTCGCGCCAAACGGTAATGGTGCAACGGTAAAACGTGCTTCCGTCCGGCATAGTTACAACCTCTGCGGCTGTTTCTTGTATTCGTAAATCGGGGTAGCGCTTCAATGCTTCCGCTAAGCGTGTAGGAACGTCTACATAATTATCTATGTTAAATGCCATTACCAACCGCTTTTCTTCACGCAAGGCTTCAAACTAACGTGTAGCCAAATTACTTTGCCGGGGTTTTCGCTTGACGTGCACGGCTTCAAAAGGTCGCCGCATTTCTTACATTTTTTCATGTCGGGTTGTTCTTTCATGTCGGGTTTATATTGCTTTCGGTAACGTACACATTGCGTGTAACAAGGTTTGTGGAGTTTTGAAACATGGCAACGGCATATATGGTGCCCACCGGTCAACCTGCATAGTTTCGTACAACGTATTCCAACCGCGCAAAATTACCGCCTTGTTTTCTTTGTCTAAGGTTGCTAGCACGTATATTGCCGGCTTGTCAAAATCGCGGGTAAGTAGACAACCGTCCGGGCGTGGTGTTGTGCGTACTTCGTAACGTCCTACGTCGTTCGCTTTTGGGTTGTATGGTTCGTAACCCCAATAAACGTGTAAATGTTTGGCTAACGCAAATTCACCTAACGCGCCTATTTTGTCGGGCAAAGTGTTTTTAAACTCGCCTTTAAACCGGTCTTGGTGATTATTGCCTTTAGCGTTTTCATGGCGTAATTCTGCTACTGCGTATGCGTAGTCTATTTCCGTCGGGCTTAAATAAACAGTTGCCACGGTTAGCCGCCCAATGCCTCTATTGCTTCGCTAACGGCCTGCCATGCGTCCTGTTGGCCGCTTAAATCTAGGTCTACTGCTAAATGCTTTAACCGTGCAATTAGGTCGGCGTGTTTAGGTTTGTACGGTATGTGCGCGGGCCTGCATATTTCGTCTATAAGGTTTGTTAGTACGGCTTGGTGCCTTAGTAACGCATTTTGTGTCGGGTCTAACATTTTTCGGCTCTCTTCACTTAGTGAGTTGTCAGGGTCTATATATTGTTTTACTTCGCTGTAGTCCATGGTAGCCAACCGCTGTTGTGCCATATTGCAACCATGGCTTTAGTGTTTGTTGTTGGGTCGTACAAATCGGCGCAATCGGTAACTATGCCTTTTGCCTGTAACCAACCTGTAGGCCAGTTACTGTTAGGTAAGCACCAAAACCCGTTTATTTGATAAAGGCCGTAACTACCTGTGCTTGGGTCGCTTGCGTTGTGTGCGTCACTTGTGCAGCGGCTTTCACGTACTGCGACGCGTAGAGCCGTTTCTAGTTCGCTAGGCGGTAATCCCTCGGCTAGGGCTAACGTAGCAACCTGCGTACACGTAGTCACCAATGCGGGCATTGTGGTAGTTGTTGTGGTTGGTGGCAATGAGGCAACTACTACTTGTGGGGTTTCGGTTGGGGCCTGTGCATTACCGGGGCTAAACAACACTAAAACGCCTGTAATTAGGCCTATTAAGCCTGTGGTTATCTTGTGTAAAATCATTTTGCTAACTCCATTTGGTAAGGGTTTCCCCATGTGCCAGTAGCGGGGCTTTTAAAAACAAGTTGTACGTGAAGCACGTCGTTTGTTTGTGGGTTTCTGAAAATTTGCACCATGGCCTTTTGGCCGTTTGCAAGTGAAGTTATAAATACTTCGTAGTTAAACGTTTGGACGTCTGTCATAGGTTTAGGCTTTCCGTCGGTAACGAAAACCCTAGCGAACCATTGTTACGCGGTTGTGGATACCCCAAACACCGCTTGAAATATGGTTTTTACGGCTTCCGGATTATCTGCCATAGCCGGGGATAGTTCTACGTGCCACCAATCGCCCGACGGTGCACCCGAAACGGTTTTAGTTTCGTACGCTTTCCACGCTTGACGGTCACAACGCCAAGCCCTGCCAAAAGGTTGTGGCCAATAGTCAATAATCATTTGTACACCAAGTTTGTTTGCATTGGCTACCACAACGTCTATAAACGCTTTAGAGACCTTGCGGCCCTCTGCTACGCCTTTAGTGTCTAACTTGCGATATGACAAGTCCATAGCGCGTCCTGTTGCGTGTACCGACAAGTTGCCGGGTTTGCCTTTTACGTCGCGTTGGCCGTATGTTCCATTATTCCATAAAGCACCGTTAGACCATTTAGCGGCTTGCCGTACCCACTCTTCCGTACCGGCGCGTTTGCCAGTTGCCGGGCCGTCGCTGTTACCTATGTAGTCGCGACTGCCGGGTATACCGGGTTGGGCTTTCGCCGTCATTTTGTGCGGCCGTACGCGCTGTCTTTAGGGTTAGCCCAACGCATAACAGGCGGAATAAGCGCGGCAATGCCGGCTTTAAGATAATCGGTTGGGTTGGTTGCGCCGGTCAAATACACCGCTACAACAGCGCCAACTACTGAACGGCCATATGAGGCGGCCATTAGTTCTAATTGTTTTTTCATTTGTGCCCCTCTATGTGTCCGTCTATTTTTTGTTCTATTCGGCCCAAGGTGTTGTGTACTTCGCCATGGTCTTTCTTGTTATCGCTGCCGATTTTGCTAATGAGTGCCACCAATACAGCGAAACCCCCACCGACACAAGCAACCATAATTTGAGTATCCACGGCATTATTTAGGCGTTGGGATTGGTTGGACTGGCGCTAAAAATTCGCCGTATTCGCCTAATGCTGCGTCATAAGTAAAACCAATTCCGGCGTAAGTACCGCGGAAATTTCCGTTGTAACTAGTTTGTAACCATTCGCCTTGTAAACCTAGTGAAGCAATAAATGCTTGGCCGATTGGTTCACTTTCGGGAAATGGCAAATTGTCGCAATCTTCGTTAGCGATAACTATCACTTCGTTAACTATGTTGCCGTTTAATTGTGCAAAATGTGCCACGGTTTAACCTTTCCAACGTATGTAAACGATTCCACTACCACCAGTAGAACCGCCACCGCTTGCGCCTGTGTTATCTCCTGAACCGCCGCCACCGCTTGCGGTATTTGCTGCTGCTGAGAAACCGGCACCGCCACCGGAACCACCTGCACCACCAATAGATGAACCACCAGCACCACCAGTAGTACCGCCGCCGCCGCCGCCACCACCCTTAAATAGCGAACTTCCACCAATAAACGTATTTACTTGTTGCCCTGCGCCGCCAGCACCACCGGTAGTACCTGCCCCGTTAGAGGCTGCCGCACCAGCACCGCCACCGCCACCCGCTGCAGTACCACTACCAGTAACAAGTGAACCATTGAAACCAAAATAACCAGAATTAAAAGCAACACCACCAGCCGAACCATTTGACCCACCGCCACCCGTGGCACCAACACCGCCCGCAATACCGCCACCGCCTGCACCAGCACCGCCACCGTCTAAAGAAAATGTGCTAGTTATTGACGACGTACTACCAATAGTTCCAATGGCACCACCTGCACCAACAGTCACCGTATAAGTTCCTGCAGCGAAATACGCAGCGCCAATAAAATCACCACCGCCACCACCGCCACCACCGCCATAACCGTTGCCACCTGCCCAACCTCTGCCACCGCCTGCACCAGCACTAAAAATAAGGTATTCAAGAAACCCCGCAACCGTAACGGTTAGTGTGCCGGTGCTTGTAAAACTTGTGTATTTATAACCAGTAGGGCCATCAACAACGCCTGTACCGCCTGTTGCCGCACCCCAACCTAAACCACCGCTAAAAAAAATTGCAGCACTAGCACTAGTAAAGTAAAGCGTGCCACCCCCCCATTGTGCCAACGCTAACGAACCTGCCGTATTTACGGTGCAAGTACCCGCCGTAATTGTGCAAGTACCGGCACCAATGTTTTGAATAAAGAGAGTGTCACCCGCTGCGAATAAACCGCTATTTACTGTTATTGTTTTTGCGGTGCCCGCATTCATTACTACGCGTGTGCCTTTGTCGGCTGCCACTAAAACGTAACTATCAGTTTTAGTACTTACCGTTTGGTTGTAATCGTTTGCCTGCAGCGCGTCCATTTGGGCCGCTGTAAGTATTTGCCCTGCGGTGAAATCTTGAATAGCCATAGTGCCTCTTATCCTAAAACATTTGTTGTTGAAATTGTGCCATACAGTACGTCGTCTAAAATCAGTTCGTAGACAATGGTTGTAGGGCTTGTAAACAGCCGTACCCTATGCCCGGTAAGAGTTATTTCATGCTCTATACCCTCTACGCTTAATTCTTGGGCAAGTACCGTGGTAGTCGCGCCGGTAACAAAAGTCTTTTCTATGGTTATTGTGTCCGAAATATCTACCACGGCCACGGTGTCGCGTTGAGCGTCCGTTAAAGCGCCAAATACGGTTTCTACGCTGTTGTAGCGGGCTTCCGGGTATGGGTCTAAAAGGTACGTTGCAGCGGCTGCTAGTTCTGTGTCGTCTAACAGGCTGCTAGTAATGCTGTTGGTTTGAATAAAAAACAAGGCCTGACTTGCCACGTCGTCGGCTGTTGCTATGGATTCGCCAAGGTTTTGTACCAAGGTTCTATTGGTCACGGAGTCGGCTTCAAAGGTAATGCCTAGATTATCAAAAGGTATTTGTGTGCCGTCGTCGTGGAAGTCTGCAACGCTGCCGGAAAGGGTAGTAGATATGCGCGGCGTAAAGGTAAGTACCCCGGCGCGTGACATAAAGAGGCGCCCAAATTCTGCGGTTTCGTTTATTTGACTTAGGTAACTTAGGACGTTTGTACCTGCCGGCACGGTATAGGCGGCGTCGTGGCCTAGGTCTACGGTGCCCGGGTCAATGTTTCGCGCTGCACCCGTTGGGTAGTCAACTTCGGGCAGGCTTAAAACGGTTTCTATACGTTCTCCGGACGTTTCTACACCTACGTTTAATTCGTCCATATAGGTTTGGCTAAGCAAATAGAAATTGTCCGAACAATAAACGGTTACGGTATCTATGCCGTCTAAGGCAAAGTTGTAGTCGTAGTTAACAATTTTTCCACGGTACAAATACTCGGGTACGTCGGTTTCGCTATAGCGAATTAACTCAACGGCCCGCAAAGGCGAC